TGCGTATCTACTGAACTAGAAGATGATAAACTGGTCTGAGGATCATAGCTTCCGTATGTGATTTTACGAAGCGTAAGATCTTCTCCATGTTCCTCTACAAGTTTAAGGACATCGTAAGCTCTGAAGGCCATTAGTCAAAATCCGAAATGTATTGCTCATCTGATGGTGGGTTGTCAAACTGACCTTTATGAAAAGCAGGATCAGGACGGTCTGTAAGTTGTCTGTTGGCTTTGATTGCAGCATTAGAAATGCCACCTGCACGAATACTAGCAGATGTCATAGAGTATTTTTGACCTTGTTCTCTAAGGTCTGCAGAAAGGGCCTTATACTGTTTAGCTAAATCGCTATAGTTAGCTGATAAGGCCCCATCTAATGACGTAGTAACTTTACGAGCAAATTGTGCAGCAATAGTTCCTGCTGACCAAGCTGCAGCAAAATAGACGTTATCATTAGCTTCTGACAATGCGAAAGTTATTTCTTCATTCTTGATTAACTGATCGTTAGTATCAGTGTCTCCTATCAGAAGTCTTACAACATTTAACCGACCTGCAGCCGTAGTAGTTGTAAGAACGCTTTCGTCATATGTCCAAGCCATTAGTCAGCCTCTATCTCACCGTAGTTGGCTCTCCAAGAACGGATAAGCCCACATTGTTTTGCATGAATAGTTGACCGCTTACATTTCTTGCGATCAAATACTTCTTTCGTTAAAGTCTTCTCTTTAACCTTGTCATTGATTGTATCGACTAGGATGTGCAGTTCTTCTACAGACATCTCCTCTAGTCCATCACCAACTTTAGGTTTTACTGAGATTTCCAGATCTTCATTGTGATGTAAATGGTGCTCGTTATACATACGTTCAATGTTCGCTTTAGGCAAACCTCGCTCCACCCAAGGAACGAGATCACCTTTTGCATAACGCTTACCATTCATAAGTAATCCTTGTGGATTTCTAACGAAGATTGGCTTGTCGTATTGAAATGGTGGTCGGGTCATTCACCTACTCCTTATGACAAGATTGTGTTGAAGAATACACCTAGATCAGCACCTACAACCTTTTGGTCGTAAGCCATGTTTGCTTCTAGGAGTTCTGCAACACCTTCTACACGTAGGAAATCGCCAGTATATGAACGTATGTCAATACCGTAACCAGATGCGTTATCTAGTTCATTCCATGTGAAGTTGTAACCTGCTGACGGAACCATCAATCCTGAAGATGCAGGAGCGTAGTACAATGCAGCTTTCTTAGTTGCCACAAAGTCTAATGATTCTGTTAAGCCTTCTGCAGCAGAGTTTTCGATTGCGTCTACAATGTAGTACTCAGCAACCTCAAAGATTTCTGCTAGTTTAGCTTGTGTTACCAAAGCAGTGTTGGTTACAGTTGCGCCACCGTTGATACGTGCAAGTACGTCTGGGTGGTTAACTAGTGTATCGTGAACGTCACGAGTAACAACCATTTTGTTTGGCTTGAAACCACCAGATGCTTTTTGCATTGCTCTTCGAGCAGCAGTTACGTCAACGATTGGAGTTGAGTTTGTGTAGTCATCCCACTGTGTAACCTCTGTAGCAAGGTTATTGTCAGCATTAGCAACACCATCATATTCTGTTGTCCAGAGGTTTGTGGCAAAGAATGTTGACATCCAACGGCTTTCACGGTCAATCAATAGATTGTGTGTTAGCATTTCTGATGCACCTCTTCGGATATCCAAAGCTGTGTCAGCGTTAGCTAGTGTTTCGAAGTCAAAGTCTGTTGACAATGAGCGAACTTCTGCAGTGTATGTCTGTGTTGAGAGTGACATACCGACACGTTGCGAGCGTGTGCGTGGAGCACGAGCTTTGACATCGTTGCGGAAGAAGTCTGCACGATTATATTCGTAGAACTTGTTGGTTTTCTTATCAACAGCTACATTCGGAAAAACCTTATCAGCGATAAAGTTATTTTGGTCTTGCAGATACGCAATAGTCAGATTTGTTAAGGGCTGATCTATATGTACCTGTGATGCGGTTAACATAGGCATTGTTGTTATTCCTTCTTATCTATGGATTATGATTGATTAGAAGAATTGCCGCCTTGGATCAATTCGATACCGAATACTTGACCGTCTGCAGCGTCTTCTAGGGCATAACCCATTGTGATTGCTGTTGCTGATGATGATGTAGAAAGCTCTACTGCATCACCTGATGTATCTGTGCAAACTTCATCACCTGCGGTAACAGCGCCACCTGCGGTAACCATTGTCTTGCCAGAAATAACAACAGTTGCTTCTGATCCTGAGGCAGGGTCATTGATAAGAACACCAATGCAACGCTCTGCGTCTGCATCAGCTAGATCTATTTGACCGTCAGCTTCAAGGGTTACAAATTTAAATTGAGAAGAAGATAGATCCTCTCCTGCAATGAATGTACGTGTCTCACGAGATTCTTGTACAGCCATGATTACTCATCCTTTTCATAAGTTTTAGCAATAAGGGATTTACCCTCTGCTGTTTTACTGATGGCATCAAAAGCAGCGTATTTGTTGACACTATGCTCTTTAGCATGTGCCTCTACCATCTTATCTAATTTAGTTTGTGGGTCATGCATGTCACCATCGACAACCTTTTCCCCAGTTTCATCCATAGCAGCGGAAAAAGCAGCGTCTGCTCCTTTAAGTGCTTCTAAGACTTTTTCATCACCTTTGATAACATCAAGGAGTTGCATAGCAACCTCAACATTAAAGTGCGGTAATTCAGCTTCAGCAGACTTGCGTAACTCAGCTTGATGCTTTTGTACTTCTGCTTCTTCAAGAGCTTTCAAAACAGGAGCAGGGATATCTGATTTAACAACCATCTCACCACTTACTTCAATTGTTTCTACTTCTTCTTTCTTTGTGATTTCGTCAGCTTTGATTACAAAGCCATTCTCAATAAGAGCTTTGCGGAGGTTTTGATTATCAGCTTTTAGTGCCTCAACTTCAACCTCTAGGCTCAGATCAACTTCTTCATCGGACTTTTTCATGTCCATATTATAGGCTTTCATAGCCTCTTCTTCATTCATCCCTTTGTCCATGTAGGGCTTTAGTTTTGCCTTCATGTCATCGGACATTTTTTCGACTTCATTAGTCATATCAGATTCCTCTGTGTCTCGCTTAAATAAAGCAACCTTGGCAGACGCATTAGCAGGGCGATCCACCAGAGATAACTCATCAAGCTCTAGTTGTTTAAGAAGGTTCATCTAATTTCTCCTTAATTGCTCGACCGCCAATGCTGAAGGCCGCAAGTTCACCAGATTTGACCATGTTCCAGACTTTATCATCGTAGACTTTATAAGCTACAATCCACCCTTCACGATCACTCTGTATGCCAAGGCTATCACCAATCTCTTTGGTAATTGGTAAGGAATGAATAACCATCCCTGTTTGTTCGCCTGTGTGCATTGTTTTGCCAACACGTACATTCTCCATGAAATCATTCACGGCTTTAACTAACGTGTCTGGCTCGATTATGTCACCCTGACGGTCAACTACTCGTTCACCTTTCTCAGTAATGACTGAGGCCCATCCGTAGACTATACGCTGTTCATCGTCAGTCTTTAGGATCTGGCCTTCGATATCTTTTGTTAAATCAGTCACTGATCTACCCTTCTCCCACATACGGCAAGACCAATAACGAGCAGAAGTCTTATCTGATGCGGTATCGCAAGAATGTCTGCTACGGAAGTTAGATCTAGCCTTGGGGTCATCTCTACGGATTTCCATATTAGGATCACCAAAAGTAACTTTCTTGGTTTTGTCTCCGTCCTTTACATAAACTCCAAACTTCTTACTTGAGCCTTTAGGAAGTCTGAAGGGTTTGTTTAGTGGCTTATCTGCTTTATCAACTTGATCCTGCGTTGGTAAATCGCCTCCATCCCATACTTGTGACTTCCTTGTACTAAGAGGATGTTTAGAAGGTAGGAGATCAGTATCATGCTTACCACTACGGAAGCGACCTGTACGGATGGTGCGTAAGAAATTGTTGACACGAGCCATAGCCCACTGTTCAGGAGATGAGACGTTAGGACGAACCGATGATGGGTTTGTCTTATATGCGCCTACACCTCTATTATAAACCTGACGCAGCATAGAGGTAGTTACCTTACCCTTGCCACCATTTTTCTCATTGTGCTCTTTTACTTTAGCTGCAAGAGTGCTAGTTTCTACTTTAGTTACTTCTTGAATAACTACAGATAAGATACGAGCCAAGAGGTCATCTTCGCTCTCTTCTTGCTCCTGTGGTATCTCTTTGATACCTGCAAGTTCTTTGTGGTAGTTGAGGTATTCCTCATGCGTTCTTGATGGCATGTAATAGATATTAGCACCAACTTCATGGGTATGGATTTCACCATCAAAACCTAACATAAAGGATCTGCTACGAGCTTCTGCAGGGCTAGTAAAAATATCGTCATCCATTTGACGTTTCTTCACTGCAGCCCAAGCTGACTGAAAGGCTCTCTGTTCGTTTTTAGTATCTTCTAACACTGAATTAAACACTCTTCTAAATTGTGTATGCTTGTCTTCTGGTACAGTTTGTCTTACTGCTTTAGGAAGTTCTGCGTTACTAGAATATGGCATTATAAAACCTTGGCTATATAACCTTTAAAGATGCCGAATACGACTAAGTTATTAGTTTCTGTCTCACATCGAATACGAATATCAGCATTTTTAGGTACGATAAGAGGTGGGTCTAAAGCTATCTCTGTTGACCCTCCATTTGTAGATCCTGTAAAACAACCTGTCTGTCTAAACACTTTACCTACTTGCCTAATCTCAGGATAAAAGTCTACAGATCCAGATTGTCTTGCACTAACCGACCCATAGAAACCTGTCATAATAAAGTAATCATTTTTACTAAAGGTAGTTGCGGCTTTGAATGACTGTTGAAACCCTGCAGGGATATCAATATGTATCTTGGTTACGTCTGTAGGAACCCCACCTGATAAGGCAGTATTTTCGTATGCTACAACACGACCAACAAGTTCTGTGCTATCACTGTTGTATATACGAGATACACGAGCAAGGTCTGTATTAAGAGCAACAGTATTCTGTCCATTTAGGGTTACTGTTTGAATTACAAAGGTAAACTCATTATTACTTAGTGTGTGACCTTCAATCGTAACCTCTTGGGTGTCAGATGCAGAGGAGGAGGATACGTGGGAAATAGAGTTTGCGGAAAGGTAAGTCTCATT